TTTGAACCCTTCTTTGGTAAACAATTTATGGAACGGGCTTGACCTGCCCCTATAAATAGAGGTAGATGCCAACCCCTGATAGAACTCTGTAAACATAACAGAGCAGGGTTAGAGCCCTGATACTCATGCCCAGTTAAGACGTTTCTAAAACCGCCTTTAACTGACCATTCCTTACGCCATAAATTTTTACCTTTTCCTGATTCAATCGCTTCAATTAATTCATTCACGATTAGCTCTTCAGGTTTAATTTGAGCTTTTTTTGCTTTCATTACTGGCATGATTTTCTTAGGATAAGTGAACAAAGCCTAGAATTAACTAGGCTCTAAAAATACATAGGTGCAATAATCTCCACCTAATAATTTAGGAAGATAGGATATTCCCCATTTAAAATTAATATCTTCTAAAACATCAATACAATTAGTTAAATTTAATTGCTTTAATGTTTCATTAATTAATTCTTCTTCCCCTTCCTCTAATCCTGAAGCGTCTCCATTAGTAAGGTATGATGCCCAGTAAATAGGAAGTTCTTGTTTAATTTCTTTCATGATTTTTAAAAATAAAAAAGGAGCTTAAAGCTCCTCTTTTATGATCCTCCCATTAGCTTTGTGAAAAAAGACTGGTCGACATATTCTGCAATCCTGCCGTTTAAGTATTGAGTAATATGTTTTGATGTGGTACGGCTAAAGTTTTCATTAGTTCGTACCAAGTGACCGTCTGAAAGTTTTGCTGCGACTGGCGTATCATAAGAATAAAATACCTCACGATCAGCAATAAAAAGGAGCAAAGTGTTTGCTCCTAGTCTTTTAATTGTAGTCATTAGAAAAATACTCCTAATAATCTTTGAAATAGATTTCTTTTGATAACTTTAAAATCAACTGGAATAGTAATATTTTGATGTTGATTTTTTGCAGGCTTCAAAACTGTAAACTTTGGAAGTTCTACATTTTTAACCACCTCAACCCTATGGAAGTAAGGCTGCCTTTTGTTGAGCATCTGACATACTGCCAGTGCTTGTTTTTGTGTTCTTCGCTCTGCAACTAAGTTCCAATTTGGAGTCATTGTTGCGTAGTCAATACCGTTGTATTGAGTAACTTGGTAAGCGTAAGCCATAATTTTTAAAAGTAACTTTTGGATAAGTGAACAATAAGTAAAAGGTATTCCTTTTACCTTTAGGCTGGCCTATTGCTGCGAGCCTGTCACCGCTTCAGAATCTCAGGGTTAGATAGTAACTAAGAGAGGTTAGAAGGGCTTCAGGGCTGCGAGTGGTTCAGCCTAGAGGTAAAGGGAAGATGTGCGATGTTTTTGTATCTGGAAAACTCTGCCGAAAAAATCAGTTTGATATTTAAATCTTCTTGCACCTCCTCGATCTATGGCTTCGAGTGAGTTCTTTCGGGTGGCTTCAGGTCTCAATCTGTAATACTGGAGCGAGAGCCGAAAGGATCAAGAAAATTATTTTTCTCTATATATTTAATTATACAAGCATGACATCAGGACTGCAACAAAGATGATACATATAGTGATGTTATAAGTGACATATTAAATGATTAATTATGACATCAGCATAGCACATATGTTAGGGGGTATTGTAGCAAATGTTACGTGCTATATACCATGTCGAGGAACTTAAATATATTCTCGATATCTTCGTTACTAATACAGAGTTACTACTGCTTTTGTTCTACTTTAATAGATAGTTCAGGTGCTTGAATATTGACTGTCTCTGCAGATTCTCCAATAACTTTGCCTAATGAATCAAGTATTTGTGCTGCTGTTTGTAATTGTCCTTTAGATATTGCCTTGTTAAATAGCCTAACTCTCATAGCTTGAAGTCTAGGAAGCATATTTTCTCTATCTTTTTCCCAGTCTTCGTTGTTCCAAACCTTGACCCTGCCCCAATCGCTCCAAGCAGAAGTTTCTGAAATACCTTCTATCTTTGCATGTTCGAGAACAAGTTGCCTTGTTGTCTTCCCATCTAACTGACGAGAATACAATCTTTGACTTCTAAGTTGAATATGCTCCTGTGTATGAAAAGTAAATTTAGGCTATAAATAAGGGGTATTAGTTGAAAAATTTGTTATTTTTTAGTATATGGCTGTAAAAACCGCACCAGAAATAAGTTTAAGATATGCCCAGGGCGAAGTTTTTAACAGTAACAAAAGATTTCGAGTACTTGTAGCTGGCCGAAGGTTTGGAAAATCGTACCTTTCCTGTATAGAACTACTTCGTGGAGCGATAAATCGACCAGGCGAGACGTATTTTTACTGTGCACCGACATATCGCATGGCAAAAGATATTGCATGGAAAGAATTGAAGAGATTAGTGCCTAAAATCTGGGTACAATCTAAAAATGAGACAGATTTGAGAATTGAATTAATAAATGGATCAACGATTGAGTTGAAAGGAACAGAAAATGCGATGGCTTTGAGAGGTAGAAGTTTATCGGGTGTTGTTTTAGACGAAGCTGCATTTATGG